CATCATAGGATATTTCCTAAGCTAATTCTCGGCTGAGTGTCACTAAGGGTCTGTCCAGATATAATAAGATTAACATGAAGCTAACATTGTACTCTAACAATGTTAGCTTTTTAATTTAAACTACCAAGACATCGAGAAGTGTCTTGCTTGCGGAGATGATACAATGATTTTTAATCCACTAAGCCTGATAACTATGGGCGTAAACTATTTCAAAGAAAAGAACCAAATAAAGGCAGCTGTTACTGAAAGGAAAGATGAGCTGGCAAGACTCTCACTAGAGAGCAAGCTCGAAGTTATAAAGCGTGGAGATATTGCTGACATAGAAATGGATCTGGTTGGATGGATGACGTATCGTTCTTCGTGTTCCTCACTCCTGCCGTACTAGCGTTCTATCCACCTGCCTTACCTCACATTCATGCTGGCTTTGAAGCACTAAAAGCTATGCCAGTATGGTATCAATATGCACTTGGTATGATGCTTGTTAGTGTCTGGGGTTATCGTAAACTAGTTGGGCCAATTATACAATCAATGGCTGCTGCTTACCTTGGTAAACCACCAAAAAAGTCATAACAGTTACTGCCTTATCACCTGAAGAGGGTGCAAAGATAATGGAACAAGTTGATGCAGTAACTGAAGACCCTTACCGTATTACAGCAAGTGAAGTGTTAGACTTTGAGGAAGGCTTCAGTGAAGTACCTTACCATGACAGTGAAGGTTTCGTTACTATTGGTTTCGGAAACAAACTGTCAAGTATCAAGGATGAACCTCTTGATAACTTTAAGGGTATTTCTAAATCCAGAGAGGGTGCTGCACTTGACTTAGCCATGAAGATTGAAACTATTCATAACATGCTAGGACGTAGTGAGTTTACTAGAATATACAAAGGACTGTCACATGACAGACAAGTTGTAATTATATCTATGTGTTATCAGATGGGTATGGAAGGTGTTCGTAAGTTTCAGAACATGTGGATTGCACTTGATAACCATAACTATGACCTAGCTGTTAAGGAAATGCTTGACAGTAGATGGGAAAAGCAAACACCAGCTCGTGCTATGCGACATGCATTTGTAATGCGTGACAATGACTTACTATCTGTCTATGGAGATAAGATATGAATAAATTAGGTATGATGATGTGGCTTGTTGCTACTGAGTTCAGGGATGAAACTGACAAAGGTGGTAAACCTTACTTTATGCATTGCTATCATGTAATGAATAAGCTCAAGTACGAAGACGATGAAGAGTTAATGATAATTGGCTTAGGTCATGACTTGTTAGAAGACACTCACGTAACTCCTAATGACTTAGCTGACATGGGATTTTCTTTACGTGTCATCACAGGTATCATTGACTTAACTCACAAGAAAGATGAGAGCTACTGGGATTATATCCTACGTGTTGAACAGAACCCTGATGCAGTTAAAGTTAAGCTCCAGGATTTACGACACAACTCTGATGTGACTCGTATGAAGAACAAGAAGCTCAGAGAGAAAGACCATGAACGTATTGCTAAGTATCACAAAGCTTATGCGTACCTGAGTTCTCTTTAATGAACCACTCGTTAGTTGATACAGCTTCAGGATGGATAGACAGGAGAAAGGCTGCTTATCTTGCTAAAGAGAATGTTATAGTTTACTATGACTCACTCACTGGCAGAAAGAGCGACTTCACTTGGATTAGACTATCTTTGATTGAAGCTGTACGAGTAATGAGAGCTACACTTATGAACCCTTCCGACCCTTCACAGATGCAGACAGAACATGTCATTGCAGCCTGTCAAGAGTTAGGTAGGGTTTTTGAGTTTGGCGTTAAGTCTCGACATGAGACCAAACCAGAAATATTTAATTACTTAAAAGAGTCTGACATGGACTTGGGTGATGCTATTGCAAGCATGTTAGCTGAAGAAGTTTACGCACAAGGTTACATGGCAATTACTGTGTCGAACTTAATGGTGCTGATGACTGCTATTTCAGTTGACTTGGGTGCAGAGTTAAAGGATAAAGATAATCGTACTTTACTGTACAAACATTTCCCTACCTTTGGCTATGAAGTTCGCACTGACCAGTACAGACCATTAGTGGATGGTAAGAAACAATCCTCAATGATGCAAGTGGGTACAAAACCTAAAGACGTTTGCAGAATAATGGATGATATGTTTCGTACCATTGTAATTAAAATATCAGGAGCACTGAAATGAATACTGAACAGCGAATAGAAGAAGCTTTCATTAAATGTACTTGTGGCTTATTTGGTACAAGAGACAGCATGGAAGAAGCCAGAGAGTATGGCATGGCTATATTAAAGAACTCAACAAAAGATGACCGTGAAGCTATGGTGCATATTTCATTGGGTGTATACCACAACTCATTAGTGAAAGCTATGATGGGTATTGTCAAGGACGTACTAAATCCTACAACTGAACCAGTTAGGAGGGAGACCTTGTTAGCCAATGCCCACCTAATATGTACACAGAGTAATTCGCGCCTGTACACTAAAGGTAACACATACTTTGTAAATAAAGTTTTACATGGTGGCGACCAACTCATTCTGGAAGATAACGATAATGAATGTAGGTGGGCTGCTAACTCGATACTTAGTCCTTCCGAAGAAATTAAGTTTGAGTTAATAATATGAGTACTGAGCCGAAAGACACTTTTAATCGGCTCAAGGATTACTGTACAAAGTTCCCTGATAAAATCGGTGGTGACTACTATGGTTATTGTTGTTTCATACATGACTTCCATTACAGTAACAGACCTTGTTCAATACCAATGTCAAGGTTCAAAGCAGACAACAGGTTAGCCAAGTGTGTCTTCAGAGAGAAGGCATTATGGCTGGCAATTTTAATGTGGTTCGGAGTAAGAATCTTCGGACGTAGCTATTATGAGAGAGAATCATGAAAAATACAATAGTAAGATTAACATTGAGTAACGATGAAGACTACTACAGTGCTGCCATTAATGGTTTAGAAGTAGAAGTTTGTGCTGTTACTGTAAGAGAATACTTTGAAGTTACCAAAGAAGACAGGATGATTAAAATTGTTATTTCAGAAAATGATTGTGCAGATAGTTATGAAATATCTACAAGGTCTTGGAGTAGCTTCGCAATAATTACAACTAAGTCTGGTGATGTTCATAGAGAGTACTTATTATCAGGTACTATTGAATTCCTACAAGATATTCTTGATAAATACACTGAAGATACATTCATTAGAGTGTTTGCATAATGTTGCGTAGTTTACTAGAAACAGTTGTCGAGGTAACTTTACCAGTGGTCGGTGTTGCAGTTGATACAGTTACGGAAGTAGTTGTACCAGTTGTGGCAGTAGCTGCTGATGTGGTTGATTCAGTTATCGAAGAGATAGTTAAATAGGAGAAATTTTATGGCTTGTGTAGAGAAGCTAGAATGTAAAGACTGTGGTTCATCTGATAGTAGACAGGTGTTCTACAATGAAGGGCCGAATACTTACACCAGTTTCTGTTTCGCAGGTTGTTGGGAAGCTAAAGGTAATCCATATAAAGATGGAGAGGTTCCTGAGTTTACTCCCAAGACTCCAGAAGAAATTGCTGAGGAGATACAGTCACTACGTAAGTGTAATGTATTTAAAGGTATGGGTCAGAAGCAGACTTTCCGGGGATTACCGGGAAAGTGTTTTGCAAGTTGGGGAATACGCTTACTTGTATCTGAGTATGATGGTATTACACCATATGCTACAGCCTTCCCATACTCTGATGAAGGTGACTTAGTAGGCTGGAAAGTTACACCACTGAAGAAGAAAGATTTCTGGTCAGTTGGTGCTACTAAAGGTGCTGACCCATTCGGTTTTGAACGTGCTATGAAAATTGGTGGCAAGAGATTGTACATCACAGAAGGTGAGTGGGATGCTGTTGCTCTGGACTACTGTCTAGTTATGGCAAACAAGAACTCAGCTAAGTTCGCTAGGAAGGCATACCCTGTTATAAGTTTATCTCAGGGTGCTGGCTCAATGGCACAGAACTTGAAGAAGATACGTAAGCGTATCAAGAACAGGTTCACTGAGATTGTCGTTGTTATGGATAATGACAAGTGGGGTTTGGCTGCTGAGAAAGTTGCCCAGACATTATTCCCAGATGTACTACGTTGTAGCAAGCCACAGGGCTGCAAGGACGCGAATGATGCTGTAAAGAAGGGCATGTCTATGGATATGGCACGAATGGCTCAGTGGGAGGCACACAAGCCACCTATCGAGGGTGTTGTGCGTGTTTCGGATGTGCTGGCTCGTGCTCTGGAGAAAGTAGAGTTCGGTCTTTCCTATCCAATGGAAGAACTGACTGAGCTAACCTATGGTCAGAAGTTTTCTGATGCTGTCTGTCTTGGTGCTGGTGTAGGTACAGGTAAGACTGTAACTGCTCATGAATTTGGTGCTCATAACATGAATGTTCATGGTGTGCCTTGCTTCATGGTATTGTTAGAAGAACAAAACCACATGACTGTAAAGAACATCTGTTCAAAGATAGATAACATACCGTACAATAACCCAAAGGTTGTGTATGATGTGGACAGGTTCACAGCAACTGCTGAAGGTCTTGATGACAAACTAATACTTTGGGAGTCAGAGGCTGACCAGACCTTAAGGTTTGACATGGATGAAATTATATCTGCTATCAGGTTTAACAACTTGGAGTACGGATGTCGTTTCGCATACATTGATAATGTTACTAGACTGGTTGACCATTTACCTCCTAGTGAAGCCAATGAGTTTATTAACAAATACGCTTCAGAGATTGAAGGTCTTGCAACACAACTGGACATGCACATAATGGTGTACAGTCATTTGAATCCTTCACAGTCTGGTCACAGTCATGAAGAAGGTGCAGCAGTTTATGCCAGTCAGTTTACAGGCTCCAGAGGAGTTATGCGAAGCTTTCCTACACTGATGTCTTTCCGAAGAAACAAACATGCAGATGAGAGTACAGGTCGGTCAAAGAACAACTCTATTATAAGTGTTATCAAAGATAGACGACATGGCAATGAAGCTGACATAAGAACTCAGTACCATCCTGAAACAGGAAGACTACATGAGTATCACTGGGAAGGTGAGTTGGAAAATGAATTTAAGGGAAGAAAATAAATGGGTAGTGACATTACAATATGTGATGCCCAACTGAATCGAACTTTAAATGGTATACTGATGCAGTTGAGTGCATCGAAAATCGCTGATAACTTTGACTCGTTAGCACATGCTCTACATGAATTAGATATGTGGGACTTTGTGTTTAACGAGGCAAGAGTTATTGCAGCCCTTCATGCATTTAGTGACAGGGACAACAAAATAATTAATAGGATGCTAAACAATGAGTAGCTGGTTACAAGATGCTGCAAAGCAAGGACTTGAAGATAAAATTATTCCACAGGAGAACTCTAATGGCGAAGATAATTTGCATACAGAAGTTCATGAAACCAATAGGGAAGTATGCGAATCTGACAGTTAAGAAGTCTTATGAGATTACCGATAACTACACTGGTGATGGTAAGGACTTTATAACTATTGAAGATGATGCTGGCAACAGGCAAGAGTTCTGTATGCGTGGTGGAGATGACTTAGATTTCTTTGACTACTTTGTAGTTGAAGGAGACTTAACAAATTGGAGAAGAGTATGAATCTATACTGTTCAGACATTGAGGGTGATGCACTACTTGATGAGATAACAAAAGTGTGGTGCATGAGTAACACACAGTTAGATGAAGATAACAAACCAATGCGTTCCTTCACACTAACAAAGATGGACGAGATAGATGAGATGTTTGGAAACCCAGACAACATCCTTGTCATGCATAACGGTGTCTCATATGATGGGCCAGCTGTTACTAAGGTACTAGGTACAGTAGTGAAAGCTGAAATCATTGACACGCTATTTCTAAGCTGGTACTTGTACCCTAAGATGGTTAAACATGGTTTAGCTACTTGGGGTGAACTGTTTGGTGTGCCTAAACCACCTATCGATGACTGGGAAAACCTTTCATTGGAAGAGTACATACATCGTTGTGAGGAAGATTCCAAGATACAAACATTGCTATGGAAACAAGTATGGAAACACTTGATGTTACTGTACGGTACACCAGAAGCATGTTGGAGAGCTATAAGACATATTAACTTTAAAGCTAAATGTGCAGAGCTTCAGCAAGAGTCTAAGTGGAAGCTTAATGTAGCTGGTACTGTCGAAGCTGAAGAAATGTTCAGTACTAAGTATGAGGTATCTAAGAAAGCACTTGAAGCTTGTATGCCTAAAGTACCAATCATTAAGAAGAAGTCCCGACCTAAGAAACCCTATAAGGCTGATGGTTCAATGTCAGCCCTTGGTGTTAAGTGGGGAGCCTTCTGTAATATTCAAGGTATCGATTTCGAAAGCAAAGATGAGCACCCTTATCAAGATGGTGAGAAAGAACCTAATGCTGGTTCATCGATACAAATGAAGAAGTGGTTATTCGACTTAGGTTGGGTTCCACAGACTTACAAGTTTGTTCGCAACAAAGAGACTAATGATGTCAAGAAGATTCCTCAAATTAAAGATGTAGACACAGGTGAACTATGTCCATCAGTTGAGAAGATGATTGCAGGAGAACCTGCACTTGAACATCTTAGAGAACTAACTGTTGTTAAGCACCGTCTAGGTGTAGTACAAGGGTTCCTTAAGAATGTTGATGACGATGGATTTATCATTGCACAGATACAAGGATTCACTAATACGTTACGCTTCAAACATAAAGTTGCTGTAAACTTACCATCAGTGCGTAAAGCATATGGTGAACTTATTCGTGGTCTATTGATTGCACGTAAGTTAGGTACAGAACTTTGTGGTTCTGATATGGCTTCACTTGAGGACAGGACTAAGCAACATTACATGTTCCCTTATGACCCTGAGTACGTGAAGGAAATGATGCTTCCAGGATTTGACCCACACCTTGATATGGCATTAGCTGCATCACTGGTAACTGTCGAAGAGATTGCATTCTACAAATCATTTGATAAGGAGAAAGCAACTCATGATGACCATACAAAGTATAAAGACATTGCTGATAACAAACGTCATCCGGGCAAGAGTACAAATTACGCTGCTACCTATGGTGCTCAAGGAGCTACTATCGCTAGGTCTGCTGGAGTACCAGAGGCTGTCGGCAACAAACTCCATGAAGCTTATTGGCGTAGAAATTGGTCTCTTACAGCTATTGCTGATGCGTGTATTGTCAAGCAGTCCAGAGGACTCAAGTTTGTTTGGAATCCTGTTGCGAAGCTTTGGATATACTTAAAGGCTGAGAAGGACAGGTTCAGTACACTTAACCAATCAACAGGAACTTATTGTTTCGATAGATGGTTATTTCACATACTTGAACAGCGTAAACAATTAACTGCACAGTTCCATGATGAATGCATCCTAGAATTGAAGATAGGTAATCGTGAAGCTATGACTAAGATACTGAAAGATGCAATACAGAAAGTTAATGATGAGCTTAAGCTTAATCGTGACTTGGACTGTGATGTTGCTTTCGGTAGAAACTATGCGGAGATACATTAACATGAACAAAATAAAACGATTGGTGGGAGCTAATATGACTCACTGTGAGGTAAATGATATATTTCCTTACGAGTTACTAGTAAACCTAAACGTGGGTGAGCACTATGAGTTCACTGTAGATGGTCTAACATTTATTGACAGTGTTGGTACTGCAAGGTTAGTATCTGCTTTTGATTGGGCATTGCCCAAGCTAGGAACTTTCCATGACACGCATGAACATAGTGAGTCACATGTAAGTGATAAGCAGATGGAAAAAGCTGCTGACTTGCATGAGCAAGAAACTTTTGGCCCACTGTCGAGTGACCCATTAGTTAATCCTAAGAAAGCTAAGGGTGCTGTCAAAGCTCCTTTCCATGCTACACCAGAACTTGCAAACATTCAAATGAGTAATGTTATGGCTGGTGGTGGTTGGAAGTATGGAGACTTTAACTATCATGAAAGTGATGTAGATGCACAGACATACTTAAGTGCAATGCGAAGACATTACCTACTATGGAAAGATGGTGTTGACTTTGATGATGAATCAGGACAAAGCCACCTTGCACATGTTATGGCTTGCTGTGCTATTCTTATAGAGACACAGGCAACTGGAAATCTTATAGACAATCGTGCTAAGACTGGCTTAGTTGAACAGTACCTAAAAGTATCTTCTGATACGTTTAATAATTACATATCAAAAGTGGAGCCTATAGCTAAATGAAAAGTGATGTGATAGAACTACCTACCGACTACCAAAACTTTATAGCCTTATCACGTTATGCACGTTGGGTTGAAGCTTTAGGTAGGAGAGAGACATGGGATGAAACAGTTAACCGAGTAAGAGATTACTGGATAGCTAAATTTCCCAAGCATAAGAAAGTGTTGTACACAATCTTTCAAGAAGTAAAGAAGACAGAAATAATGCCAAGTATGCGTACTATGATGTCAGCTGGTGTACCACTTGACCGTGACAATGTTGCAGGTTTCAACTGTGCATACGTTGCTGCTGATTACAATCGCGTATTCGATGAGATACTTTATATTCTCATGTGTGGTACTGGTGATGGTTTCTCAGTTCGTAGAAAGTATACGGAGAAGTTACCGGAAGTAGCTGAGACATTTCATGATTCAGATACAACCATAGTAGTTGCAGATAGCAAGATAGGTTGGGCTAAGTCCTACCGTGAGTTAGTTGCAATGTTATACCAAGGACAGGTTCCTAAGTGGGATGTATCTAAGGTACGTGCTGCTGGTGAACGACTCAAGACCTTTGGTGGTCGAGCAAGTGGCCCAGAACCTTTAGTAGATTTGTTCAAGCATACTGTAAATGCATATCGCAGATTCGCTGGACAGAAGTTACCTACTATTGTAGTGCACGACTTGATTTGTAAAGTTGCTGAGATTGTTGTTGTTGGTGGAGTGCGAAGAAGTGCTTTAATATCTTTGTCTGACAGAGATGATAAGTACATGCGACTTGCCAAGAGTCCAGTACATGCTATTGAGTACACACTACTTGGTCATGAAACTGTAAAGGATGTAGAGAAACGCAAGTACTCTATGGTAGTTGATGATGCACCCTATGGTGAGCGTAGTTTAATATTATTGCTTGACGACTGGGAAAGTGAACAACTGCAACGTGACCACACTGTTAACTGGTATCATGTTCACCCTGAACGTGCACTGGCTAATAACTCTATCAGCTATGATTGCAAACCATCACCTGCCGAGTTCATGGAAGAGTGGTTAACACTTATGAAGTCCGGTAGTGGTGAGCGTGGAATCTTTAACGAAGAAGCTGCTAACAAGTTTGTTCCATTAAGACGTAAAGAAGCAAGTGGTACACAAGAGTATGGATGTAATCCTTGCTCAGAAATACTACTGCGTTCTAAACAGTTCTGTAACTTATCTGAAGTAGTCATTAAAGCCTATGACACTAAAGAAACTATACTTGAGAAAGTTAAGCAAGCTACAATTATTGGAACACTACAGGCAACACTAACTGACTTCAGATACCTATCCAAGAAATGGAAAGACAATACTGAAGAAGAAGCTTTGCTTGGTGTATCGATGACAGGCATAATGGATAAAAGTATCTATTGAAGTTAACAAAATCTGGGCTAAGAAACTTGGTATTAACCAAGCTGCTGCTATTACTTGTGTCAAGCCTAGTGGTACTGTCAGCCAATTAGTTGACTCTGCTAGTGGTATACATACTCGTTATGCACCGTATTATATTCGTACAGTACGTGCTGACAAGAAAGACCCACTCGCACAGATGATGGTTGATGCAGGGTTCCCTGTAGAAGATGACTTCATGAAACCAAACTCTGGTTATGTATTCTCGTTCCCTATTGAGGCTCCTAAAGATTCAGTGTTCAGAAATGACTTGGATGTTATTCAGCAACTTGAAATATGGAAACTCTATCAGGTACACTACACAGAACATAAACCTTCTGTGACAGTTTACGTTAAAGAGGAAGAGTGGATTAGATGTGGTAATTGGGTATATGATAACTTTGATGTATTATCAGGAATTAGTTTCTTGCCACATGATGGTGGCTCTTACAAGCAAGCACCTTATCAGGAAATAACTGAGGAGGAATTCCATGCAGCTGTCGAGGCTATGCCTAAAGACGTTGATTGGAGTTTGCTTGGTAACTACGAGAAGGAAGATAATACAGAAACCATGCAGACACTTGCATGTTCCGGTACTTCTTGTGAGTTACCCTAAAGACTGGCGAAGTCTATAACGAGGAGCGTTGGTGTGATGAAGTAACCATACAGCAATAAGCTGGACAAAACCATCAGTAGAAGCTCTTGTCTAATACTTTAAACAATGATAAGAGGCTGTAGAAGGCAAGCATAAAACTTCCGCTGGCATCGTACTGCTATACTATTAATTACTCTATTATTGGAGAGAACTATTATGGCTGAAGCCAAGAAAAAAGAAAGTACACTGAAGACAGTTAAAGATGTTATATTCGTATACTCATCAGTCTGTCATCCTCAGAAACAACTTAACAAAGACAACAAAGCACCATTGTCTGACCATGCACTAGAGTTTCATGGCTATGAGATTAAAATTCTTGTAACGGAAACTGTATTCAAAGCTCTTAAGAAAGCTTTCAAGGGTGCGAAGAACTTTCCTAATGTTAAAGAGTACACACCTGAAGAAGTTGTGACTCTGTTAGGTGAAGATTGGCCCGAACCAGATGAAGACATGGTACTTATCAAGTTTACTCAAGGTTGCTTATTCGGTAAGAAAGGCAGTCGTAAAGAAGCTCGTAAAGTTGGTTTAGTTGGTTCTAAGAAATCTGTTAATTCAGATGGTACTGCTTTCTTTGACAACAAGGGTATGGTAATTACAAGTGAAACTTCTATCGGTAACGGTAGTAAAGGTCATTTGCAGTTTAACCCTGTAGAGAATGAGTTTGGTGTTTACTTGTATCCAACTGCTGTGTGTATCACAGACTTGGTTGAGTATGTATCTAACGCTACTACTATGGACGAAGATGCATTTGGTATCGAAGAGTCTGATGAGTTTGCTGATGACAGTGCACCTACTGATACTGCATCACCAGAAGTTGAAGACGACTTTGCAGATGATATACCGTTCTAGCGTTCACTAAATTGCCTTGTTCATGTTTCGTGAACAGAGCTAAAACGTGAACAAGCCTGTCCCTTTAATTAGGGATGGGCTTTTTAGTTTGGAGAGAACAATGACGACATATACAGCAGTAGCCAGAGATGGTTCTACTAAAATAATTTCTGCTTACACATACTCAGATGCTTATCAACAAGCAACTGACTGGGCAGAACAACATGACGGTTTACTGTCAATGGATTAAGCTATGAAACAAACTAGGAGAAGCTCTCTTATAGAATCTTTACTGAACATAGCTATAGGTCTTGTAGTTGGGTTTTGCTCTCAGCTAGTTGTGTTCCCTTTTCTGGGGATGGATGTAGCAATAACTACCAACATGCAGATAAGCTTGTACTTTACTATGATAAGTTTAGCACGTAGTTATGTGATACGAAGGTGGTTTAATGAAAGACTACATCGTACAGCTACAGCACTTAGCGAAGGTAGGATTAAATTATGAGTAATTTTGATAACGACTTGGAAAACTTTGGTTCCGGTAAGACTCTAAATGCAGATGGTGATATATTGATTTATAAACCTTGCTGCGTATTCAATGATGATGACGATGGAGACCGAAGACAGATAGCAAGACTGATACGAAAGCAAATTAACCAGTTAGTAATTGAAGCTGGTTGTGATGACTACAGTATCTTCTTAACTACCAAAATAAATTTCCGTGACTTCTTAGTAGGTGACTACAAAGAAAACAGGAAAGACACAGAACGACCTGTGAACTTAGCATGGGCTAAGAGATGGACAGTTAAGAATCTTGACTCTATATGGTGTGAAGGACTTGAAGCAGATGACCTGTTAGGTATCTACCAAAATGATAACACAGTATTGTGGAGTCCTGATAAAGACTTAAGACAAATTCCTGGAGCACACCTTGATGATGCTACTCGCAAAATTATTCAGATAACGGATGCGGGTATCTTGGAAGACCGAGGTAAGAAAGCTTACTTCACAGGCATGACTGGCTTCTATTACCAGTGTCTGATTGGTGATGGTGCAGATTATATTGTTGGTTGCGGTAAGCGTGTACCTGCTGATACTAAGTCTGGTAACAGACGAGTAGGCATAGGTCATAAGGCTGCTTGCCAGATTGTATTTAAAGCTGCGTTAAGTGATAAAGATAATCAACTTGAGGCTATTAAGAAAGCAGTAGCTGCCTCATACTATAAACTTCATGGAAAGAACTGGCAGAAGGAGTTAGAGATTCAAGCTAACCTCTTGTGGATGGTTCGTGAACAAAGTAAAGACATTATTAAACGATGGACTTACGATGGTCGTGATGAGTACATGAACATTAATACGGGAGTAATCATTACTGATGAATCCTATTAATTTCACATTTGTTAAGGCTGGAGACATTGGAAGGGTACGTGGTGAGTTTGCTACAAAGCAAAGATACATATGCCCTATATGCTTCAGTTCAATTGCACAAGGTAAACCTGCATTAGACCATGACCATAAGACAGGTCACATACGCGCAACATTGTGCGGTCTATGTAACAGGAATGAGGGCAAGGTTTTAAAGGCTATGGTTTACATGGCTCCTAAAGGTCATCCTGTTTGGCAGAATACAGTTGGTTGGCTTAGAGCATTAGCTGACTACCTTGAGTACCATGAGAAACATCCGAGTGGTTTAATTCATCCCACATTCGATTTCGCTAAGGGTAAACAGAAACCCAAGAAGAGGAAGAAGAAAACATGAAAGAGCAAAAATCAGGTAGGCATTCTATGACTGACCATGACTCGTTTGCTGCAAACCAGTCTGGACAGAAAATGTCAACACCTACAGGTATGCCTGTCGTAAATAGTTTCGGAAGTATTCTTCCCATAGCTGACACGCAGGTACACAAAGATACACCAGTGCAACATATACATTGCCTTGCTAGGTATATATGGCAACATAAACCAGACCATATTGTTCATATAGGTGACAACTGGGATTTCCCATCACTGAGCTTTTATGCTTCAGCTGAAGAGAAAGAAGGTCGCAGACTTATTGATGACTTGAAAGCAGGTCAAGCTGCACTTGCTATCATAACTGACTACATCGATATGATGAACAAGAAGTCTAAGAAGAAAGTATACAAACCTACTTTCCATTTCTTAATGGGCAATCACGAGTTTAGACTTAATCGCATGATTGAGAACAACCCGCACTTGATTGGTATCATAGATTTATATGGTATGATTGAAGATGCTGGCTGGACTGTTCATAAATTCTTAGACCCACTGTGGATAGGTGAAGTGTGTTTCAATCACTACATGCCTAACCAAGCTTCTGGTAGACCAGTTGGTGGTGGTATTGAAAACAAGATGAACAAGTTCCCACACAGTTTCGTGCATGGACATCAACAACAGTTCCAGTATGCACGTAGACAGAACTTGCAAGGCAAACCTCACTTCGGAGTTTGTGCAGGTAGTTTCTACATGCATGATGAAGAGTATCGTGGTGCTTGCAATACTGAGATACGTGGCTTTACTCATCTTAAACCGTTTGTTAATCGCTTTGGCTTCAATGACCATGATGTGGAATTCGTTTCACTGGAAAGATTACTTGCGGAGCACAGTGATGGAACTAAGTCTTGAAGAAATAAAAGAGTACGCTCGTAACACTGTACAAGGTGTTATGGGCGAGATGCCAGATGGTTTAACAATAGAAGACCAGAAAAAGTATCTTGCCAATGCGGGTAGGATACTAAGTACTGCTTCTGTGCTTATCAATGAGATGTTGATGAACAAACCAAGGCTACAACTTCACTAGGAGAACCAAGTGAGAAATCCGACATATGAAGAATCAATTGTCTGGGCATCCGGTGAGTTCCTTTCCATACCACTTCCTATGGAGTGGCGTGGTTGGGAATCACAAGAGTTGCTTGAGTACATAGAGAGTAATCCATCTTTTGATGAAGAGGGTACTCCAAAAGAACAACTGTGGACAAAGATTTGCTTACTTGCATCTTCCTTGTCTACCTTTCTAGGTAGCCTTCCATGTGATAATGCTAAACTGCATGAAGCTTTCTTAAAGGGACAGACTGTGGGTGGTGCTGTTTCGGAACATAGGGGTTTGAGTGAACTATGTTTTTATATGAAACATGACTTCACAACTATATCTATCTTTGATAAGAATGATGTTAAACCTAAAACACATGACATAAGAGTAAGTACAAATTCATTTATGGAATTGTACAAACAACTAGGAGATGCCTACTATGGCTAGACGTACAGATTTTCAAGCTGCAACAACATACACTGGACAGAAACTTAAAGGTGCTGTCGATATATCTTTCAAGATAGATGGTGTTCGCATACTTGACAGAGAGGGTATTCAAGTTACCCGGAATGATAAAGTACCACCCGGATTAGAGTTGGCACTTACACCAGCTGCTAAGGCAAAGATACAGGAGTACAAAGATTGTGAGATATATCTTGGCTCGTTCCATGAAAGTAATAGCCCTATGCAGCAGCATAGTCCTGTTCGTGGCTGCATACATCCTGAACATGTTTATCCGCTGGATTACGAATACGATGGTGCTACTCGCGTTGTTGACCCTCGCTTGTATATCGAAACGATAGTTAATCCTACAGCTAACCAGATTCGTGCATGGTTACAAATTGCACTTGATAAAGGTTATGAAGGTTTAGTATTACGTACTGACAAGAAGTGGTATCGTGTCAAACCTGAGTACACAGCTGATGTTTACATTACAGGTTGGTTCGAACAGTTTGATACCAAGAAGAATCCTAAAGGACAGCTTGGTGGATTTGAAACAAACTATGGTAAAGTAACTGCATTCTCTGAAGCAAAGAGACAGGAACTTTGGGATAATCCACAACAGTATATTGGAAGAATGATGACAGTACGTTATAAAGAATTATATGATACTGGTTCGTTCCGTTACTGTGTTACCTTTGAACATTTCCGTGATGATAAAGATGAAGAAGCTTTTGACACCAAAGCAGGTGAAATAGTTTCTTGGTAATCGACATAAGAAATACTATGTGTCGAATAACCTAATACTTTTCGACATAAGGAGTTAACATGAGCAAAGTTTTACTAGAAGGAGATATACAACTTCCATTCCCAAAGAATGCTGTTGGCTTTGCACGACCTGTTGACGTAACAGATTACAAGTGGAGGTCAATGCGACCTGATATGTGGCAACGAGCTTATACTCATTGTCTGTTCAGTTTGCATAACCTCTTCGAGTTACCTTTACATTCTATTGTTCCATACATTGCTAAGAACATGCTTGAGGCTACTGAGCCATACTTAGTAGCCTTAAGGTTTATGGGAGAGATGGAGCTTGCAGGTTACGTTAAGTTTAACAGGGGATTTGATGAGCGCATAGTTGTTCCAACAAAGAAACTTCTTAAGCTTAAAATAGCTGAAGCTGAAGCACCAGAGAGTGCGATAGCTATGCCGAACATTGTCGGTAAGGAGTACATGTCAAAGTACTTAGCAGTTCGTGGAGGAACACGTTCTTCTGGAAACATGAGAGCTGCTAAAATTGTCAATGACATGGCTGATGAAAGATTTGCTGTGAACGAATTCATTCTTGGAGTGCTTAAAGTATTTCCACCAGAGGATGAAAAGATTGTGGACAGTTGTATGTTCTTACGAACAATGGCAACTGCTGAGATACTTAAAGATGAAGTGTTTAGGTTTCCATACTTCTTAGATTCTAGGAGCAGAATGTACAGTGCTACTACGTGCGGTGTTAGTCCTCAAGGTGCAGACCATGAGAAGGCATTGTTGCTACCAGTGTACGCTGAGAAGTTAACACAAGATGGTGTGCTTGCATTAGTTGAAACTGCATTAGGATATGCAGAACAAAACTGGTCAGTTGTTGAGATGGTTGAACATGCTAGGAACCCTATGCTTACAGAAGCAGAGTGGAAGAAAGCAGACAAGCCTTATTCATATTTGGCTAGTGCTCACTTGCTTATGCAGTACGTCGATGAACCATCACGACCCTTGCCAGCATTCATACCATTAGATGGTCGATGCTCTGGCTTGCAACATTGGAGTGCTGTAATACATTCCAATGCGATAACTAAGTATCTAGGAATGCACTCAGAAGAATCTGAGATGGACATCTATGAGAAAGTTGCTGAAGATTGGAAATTCTGCTTGGCAGATGACATGAAAGAGTATGCTACAAGAAAAGCAGCTAAGATACCTGTAATGACTTGGGGCTATCGTGCAACCCAGATGACTTCAATGGAGCATATGGATAAATTGTACGGCACTGAGAATAAATGGAACGTCGAAACAGAGAAATATGAGCCGACTCGTGACGGTCTCCCCAGAGCCGTTACAGGGCAGATGGGCAGAGACTTATACAATCGGCTCAATGATACGCTTGGTGCTCTTACGGAGGCAGTTGAGTGGGTTTCTGATGCTGCAACGGTTATTGCTAAAGCAGGTTTTATCGATATTGTCTGGTTTACTCCAGATGAGTTCGAATGCAAGCAAAGAAAGGTCAAAGGAGTTGAGCTACCATTGAAAGTTGTACTCAGTAACAAGGAGAAATTCCGACTGAAGATACTCGATTTCTCAGGACAAGATTCTGACAGTCGAAAGCATAGGTCAGCAATTGCACCTAACATTATTCACAGTCTGGATGCTACACATTTACGGATGGTTGCTAAGAGACTCAAGCGACTTGGAAGCCCGATGATATTTATACATGACTCATTCGCCACTCATTGCAATTCGAGACAGGCATTGTACTCAGAAATCATCGACACCTTCATTCAATTGTATTCTCGTGATTACCTTAGTGAGCTAAAGAGTTTCTGGGAGAACAAATATCAGGTCAAACTGAGAGCCTCACCAGAGCTTGGAGATTGGGAACCGGAGAGCCTTCGGAATCTTACGAATTTTTTCATGTAAGTCACTGATAACAGGGAAGTTATCGGCCAATTTCAACACAGATGTACCCCTAATGTATAGAAGCAACTCAAACTAGACCCGAAAAAGGGGGTTTGGGGGATTCTTTCCAGTGTATTTTATTATTACTTTCTTGTTAGACTCTTATTAGCTTAACAGGAAAGACTTAGGAGAAACCTAATGAGTGACAATTATAACGACTTGGCAAGGGAGATGGGCTATGACCCAACTGACCCAGACCATGTTGAGAAAATGCAAGATGACTTTGCAGGTAAGGATGATGGTGTAGTTACCTTGAACGATAAGGAACTAGATTTACTTACCAGTGATGAACCTAGCGACGACCAGTTAGACGAGATTGAAAATGAGCAGCACTGATGTTGTTATCATGACTGATGAGTTTGAGATTATAGCACAGGCTATGCTTGCTACCAGAGGAGACCTTGCAAAGGCTTCTCGATTTGATGCAGTTGGTATGAATGCTATGGCATTACGTAACTGTGTTAAAGACAACCCACCTATTCGTAGACGTTACCATGAACTCTTAGCAGATGAAATGCAAGAGAAAGGTTTGCACATAGCAGAGCGTATTCTTAAAATGGCTGAGTTACAAGACAGAGCCTTTGGTGGTGAGTACATTGTAATGGAGTTTGATACGGATGCAGGTAAAGAAGTTGAAGTTGTACGTAACTACCCTGTTGACCCTAAATCAGCCATAGACTTATCTAAAGAAATATCAAGACTAATCTCAGAAGGGAAAGGTCAAAACATGTCAGCACATGCTGCTGTACTTATATCAAGTAAAGAAGATGCCAAAGAACTTTTGGAGGACTTCTTAAATTCATAAGGAGACCCATATGAGCTTTGTATCTAACTTGGATGCTAAGGAAGTAGAAGTACTTCATGATTATCTCATGAGCGACTTTGAAGAGTTTAGTAAATTCTGTTTCAAACTAATGACCGGAACTAAACTACTTCACGTTGACTACTACGTTGTGCTGTTCGAAACAATTCAAAAGTTGATTGACCATGAAAGTAATCGGTTAATCATTAACATTCCTCCACGAGCTGGTAAGACACTTTTAATTTCTATCTTCTTACCTTTATATGCATGGTGTACAAATCCATGTGCTCAAACAATCTTGACTGGCTTTAACTCTGACGTTCTTAATGAATGCTCAGGTTACATAAGAACTATAATGTCCGACCCTGACTTTAAAAGAGTCTTCCCCGATGTAATTATTGATAACAATAAGAAGTCGGTTGAAAGGTTGGGTACTATGGCAGCTGGTGTCCTTCATGCTATACCAACAACTGGTAAGATGACAGGTAAAGGTTGTGGAGCTTTAGTAGAAGACTTTGCAGGTCTAATGGCAATCGATGATGTTATCAAGCCAGATGATGCAAACTCTCCTACCGAGCGTGACAAAATTAATAACAGGTTCTCTAACACGTTGCTATCTCGTTTAGCTACAGAGGACACTCCACTTGCTATCATAATGCAAAGGCTACATGCTGATGACTTATGTGGTTACTTAATGAAAGGTGGTTCTAGTGATGTTTATGACTGGTTAAATATTCCAGGATTGATACGTCATGCAGATTCACCCTTACCTACTGATAGGAAAGTAAAAGAGTGGGAGAAGTATCGTACTGGTTCGAAAGAATGGTATGATGCACAAATTGAAGAGTATGGCTACACACATGTAAGACCAATACTCTACGACTTGAAAAGACCAATAGAAGATTATGACAAAGAGGGTGATTCCTCTTTTTGGGCTATTCGTAAAAACGTAAAGACACTTAAAGGTTT